GCACTTGAATCGGTCAAGGGTGTCACGGAAGACCCAAAAGCATAAAGCAGCTGCAAGCCGAGAGGATGGCGCGGTTCTGTTTGTTGACTAAGATGTCACCTGCAGATTACCGGGCTTTGACTCTCCAGGAGTATCAGGCATTTATTGGTGTCTGGAATGAGATGAATGAGGTAACCGAATGAGTTTAGTTCTCAATGTCGAGATTCTAGGCGAGTTCAAAAACCTCACAGCTGCAACTAAGGGCGCACAGTCGCAACTCACTGCCATGAATAAGCGAGCATCATCTGTTTCGCGTGGTATCACTAAAGCATTTGCTGCCATTGGTATCGGTTTCTCTTTGGGTGTTATCAAGCGTGAACTAGAAGAAGCCGCTAAAGCCGCTGTAGAAGACACCAAGTCAATGACTTTGTTGGCTACTGCCATGGAGAACACTGGCAAGGCTACAGCGTACCAAGTTGCCGAAGCCGAAAAGTCTATTCGTGCAATGCAATTCCAATCTGCTGTAGCAGACGACGAACTTCGCCCGGCTTACCAGAAACTATTTATAGCCACAGGTTCGGTCACTGAATCTAACCGTCTGATGAAGATTGCTTTAGACGCATCGGCTGCAACAGGTAAAAGCCTAGATGCAGTATCGCAGGCCATGGCTAAGTCTTTGGCAGGTTCAGATACCGCTCTTATCAAACTTATTCCAAGCATCAAGGGCGCAACAGACCCTATGGCCGTTCTTGAAGCCACTTTTGCCGGGGCCGCTGAAGCAGCTGCAAACACAGACCCTTATGCTCGTATGCAGGTTATCTTTGGTGAAATGCAAGAACAAATCGGTATGGCTTTGCTGCCGGTTCTAAACCAATTCTCTGCGTGGTTAGCAACACCTGAAGGTCAAGAGAAACTACAGGGAATCATTGATCTAGTTGTAACTATGATTGAAGGGTTTACAACATTACTGGGCTGGGTAATGGAAAACAAAGAAGCATTTCTAATCCTTGGTGGAGTTCTTGCAACACTAACAATTGGCTTCAAACTATTTACTGTTTACCAGTCGCTTGCTACCGCAGGCTTTGGCACCATGGCTGTTGCGGCTCGCGCGGCATTACCTGCTCTAACAGCAATAATTGCAGCTCTTGAACTTATCAAATGGTTGAATGAGCAAATCAAATTCACCGGACCTAACATCGATGAATCAGGTGGCGCACAGGGGCCTTTGAACTTCTCCGGGCAATCAGGCGCACAAGCCAATGCAGGTGGCAGTAACATGACCTTCACCGCACCAAAGACAAACACTAAAGCAACTAACGTGGTAAATGTAAATGTCAAAACAGTAACCGACGCTAAGCAAATCATAAACACTGTTTCAAGATTCCAAAACGCCACAGGCACAAGCCTAGGCAGGGCAATTCTCGGATGATAACAGATTTTGATATTGCCACAGATTTAAAAGTTGAATTTTACTTACCAGACGAAGCCAGTGATTTATTTATTCTCGGTGTTAGCCTTCTTGGTGGCAGTGATGTCTTGGCAGGAATTGGTCAGTTTATTATTGGTGTTTCTGATCTGGGTGGCCCGGACCTTCTAAGCGATGGCACTGCAGGGTTTGGTTTCACCTGGCAACCTGTTGAAGCAGAAACTATTGGGGCCGAAGTTAGCCTTGGTGGTTCTATTCAATCAAACCTTTATTTTCAACCAGAGCCAGCCAGTGTTGATTTGCAGCTGCAATCTTGGACTTTTGACCCGAACAACAATTCAGCAGTTCGACCGGGTACTTTGATTCGTGTACGCATTGATAGCGGCGATGTTCAACATACTCTATTCACCGGATACTTGGACACTGTAAACGTTGCCTACTATCCTGGACCTACACAGCCAAACATCATCACAATCAAGGCTTACGATTTTTACAAGCGTTTAGTCAACAATCGCATCCCAGACTTTGACACAACAGGATTGCCTGCAGGTTATGCAACGCCTAACGAGATTTTAGAAATTGTTGCCACAAATTCAGGCATTGCTATTGCAGCTGAATCAGATACTCTTGAAGGCAAACTACCAGTTGAACAAAAACTAAACCAGACCAGTGCCGGGTTCATCAATGACGCGATACAGGTTGGTTTGGGTATTAGTTGGATTGACCCGGAATCGAATGAACTTGTTATCAAGAATCGCCCAATCATTGTCACTACAGCACCCGAAGGTACTTACACCGTTGGCAACAACCACGGCGACCCTTATCACCTTTGCATGTCAGACATTAGCGTAGTTGGTGAAATTGACTCTGTAGCAAACAGCCTTTACGTCGAACTAACCAGCGACGACACTATAAACATCACACTTGAAGATTCAGACAGTATCGAACTATATGGCTACAGTTCAAGAAACGAAGCAATCAACACAACAGACGCAACCGAACTAACCCGATGGGCTAACGCAGTATTTGCCCAGTCACCATCAAAGTTAGTGTCACAAGTTGAAACCCCGGCTGTTGATCGTGAAGGCACACTAACCGAAGCAGCTGCATTCAAGCCTGGCACTCTTTTGGGTGTGTCTTATGAAACAGCAAACATTGCAATAAACGACTACTACACGATTGTTCGTGTAAGTCACTCCATTGATGTAAACAACTGGTACACTACACTGGAACTCTGGAAGGAATTCTAAATGGCATATAAGGTCTTTGCGAACGGTTATCCGTTGCAGGCAAGCGAACTAAACAACTACCTGATGAATCAGTCGGTTATTGTGTTTGCTTCTTCTAGCGCGCGTTCTGCAGCGTTGACTACCCCAACCGAGGGCATGGTCACTTACCTGGAAGACACTAACGCCTTAGAGATTTACAACGGTTCTGCATGGGCTGCTAATACACCTACTAGTCTGAGCAACGTTCTGATTACTGCACCGCGTGAAACAACAAACATTCAAGCCGATGCCACATCAGGCACCGAAAACATGAACTTGTTCTCTGGTTCTCACATGTATCACACAAGCAACGCAGCTGGAAACTTCACTCTAAACGTACGCTCATCGGCTTCGGTTGCTTTAAACACAACTATGGCTGTTGGTGAAACTACTACTGCAGTGTTTAGCGTGACCCAAGGATCAACTGCTTACTACCTAACCGCGTTGACTATTGACGGTAATGCGCAAACAGTTAAGTGGCAGGGTGGTACTGCACCGGCTGCCGGTAATGCTTCTTCGGTGGATGTTTATTCTTTTGTTATTACTAAGACTGCTTCTGCTACTTTTACAGTTTTGGGTTCTCTAACGAAGTTTGCATAATGCCGTTACTTACAACTTTTGCAGCTGATGGTGTTAGTGCTTATGGGTTTACCAGGGGTGGTGCGGCTGCTGCTCCTGCTTATGAGTTGATTAGCACAACGATTCTCTCATCAGCCGCAGCATCAGTCACGATTTCATCAATACCTAGCGGCTATAAACACCTTCAAGTTCGCACAATGATTTGGAACGACAACAGCAATGGCCTTGTTCGTATGCGTGTGAATGGTGATACTGGAACTAATTATTCCGCACACCGTTTAGGGGGTAATGGTTCTTCTGTTGCAAGTGCTAGTTACCTAAGCAATCCTTTTATGTATGTTGCAGATTTAACAGCAAGTTCTTCAACTACACAATCTCCAGGAATTATTGACATCCTTGATTATGCAAGCACAACAAAAAACAAAACAGTTAGAGGTTTTTCTAGTTTTGTTAGCACTATGGAAGTCCATTTATATTCAGGTCTTTGGATGAATACCGCTGCAATTACATCATTAACATTTTTAGATAATGCAAACTATCAAATTAACGCTGGTAGCCGTTTTAGTCTTTATGGGATCAAGGGGTAACAATGCCAACACCAACATACACACCTTTGGCTAACATTACGCTTAGTTCTTCAGCTGCTTCGGTTACTTTTTCTTCTATTTCACAGGCTTACCGCGACCTAGTGCTTGTTGTAAATGCAACATCAAGTGCTTTTCTAATAACATTTAATGGCGATAGCGGTTCTAATTACACTCAGGTTAGAATGTCTGGCAACGGAACCACAGCATCAAGTAGTGCTTTCGCTGCCGGAACTTATTTAGGTTTGTTAGGTTATTCTGCGGCAATCTTAAATGTGATGGATTATTCTGCAACAGATAAGCATAAAAGTAGTTTGCAGGCAGAAGATCAAGCTAATGCGACTATGAGATATGCGAATCGTTGGGCTAATAATTCGGCTATTACAACTTTGGCTATTACTGGTTATGGTTCTAATTTGCCTTCAGGAACTTCTATTGCTCTTTATGGAATTGCGGCTTAATTATGACGATGACTTTGGTTAGCACAGTAACAGTTGGTGCAGGTGGTGCGGCTTCGATAGAGTTCACAGGAATCCCACAAACAGGGACCGACTTGCTACTTGTTATGTCTACTCGTGCCAACGGTAGCGGCGATTTTCTTAACTTTACCCTAAACGGTTCTTCAACCTCATTTACATCAAAGACTCTTAGC